CGTCAAGCCAACCGGCGCCACCCCCGCCAACCATCGAAGCAACGTTCAGATGCCTGCGCACCTGGCCGATAGCCACAATGTCATCAGGCTCGTTCGGCCCCGGTTGGTCAAAGCAGACGAGCAACGACGCGCGGACGTTGTCAGGGTCGGGCGCAAGCCCAGCGGTGCACTGGTCAAAAAGCCACTGTCGGACCGCTGGCGCTGTGCTGGAAGGGATGCTCATGCGATACCCGGCCCCCGGTAATAGGCCTGCCAGAGTTCGAGGACGCGCGAGGGAATGGCAAAGCCCGTGTGAACAACGGCTTCGCCACCGTCGTAGGCGCCAGAGTTGAACTTCGGCCGCCCTCCGCCTTGCTGAGTCATCTGCCACAGATGCCGGATCAGCTCAAGCACGCCTAGGCGAACAGTCCACGGGACTTGTCCCGCGCGGCCCGCTGTGTACACGACTTTGATGTTCTTCGCACCGAAAGCGAACGTTGCAGCCTCGCCCCCGAACGTGCGGCGGGTTATCTGCCCCGTGTTGGTGTCCACGGTGAAGGCAAACGCGTTGGTTTGCCCGCCTAGGGCTTGCTCAGTCAGCGGAAAGGCTGAAAGCCCGTAGTACTCCGTGATGCTCAGCACGCTCGAAACAGGCGTGAACGCTGGCACGATCTGTGAAACCCCGCCGTCGAAATACTCCGTGTGGGATTCCGGGATGAACGGGCCGCAATGGTTCCGGGCTATCTCAGCCGCAGCGAGAATGAAGCCCTGTAGCTCGTCATCCTGGCGCGTATCCGCAGGATTGATGTTCAGATGGGCCTTGACGCTGGGCAGGTCGACGAGCTGTTCGACGCCGAGGGGGCGCACCTGAAACTGAGTCTCAGACGACCAGGCCACGCCCGTGCCGGTAGCAGTCCAGCGAGCAAGCCAGACGCCGCTAACGCTGACAGACGGCACGACGGCCGTGTACGCCCCGCTAACGGGCCCTGACGGGGTGGGGTGGGTAATCCCCCCGGACGGGTCTGTGATGGCCACAGAGACGCTCACAGCGCCCTGCACGGGGTTGCCGCTGTCATCGAGCGGGGTCGCCGAAAGCGCTACATCCTGCCCGGCAAAGTAGATCAGCGGCATGGGTCACTACTCCGTAGGGTCAGCGGCAGGCTTAGCGGCCCGCTTGGGCTTGTTGGCCAGCGCATCGGCAACAGCGGATACAGCCTCCGCTAGCAGTGCGCGGGTGCCTTCGCTGAGGGGTTCCGGGTTGACCTTGTCTAGCTCAGCGGACACCAACGCGAGTTGCTCGCGAACGGCCACTTCGTGTGCCTTGTCCTTGTCCTGCTGCGCAAAGCCAAGCTCGACCACAAGGCCGTTGGCGTAGTTGATGGGATTCATGCGTTCCTCTCGGGTAGGGGAGGGGGCAGGGGCACATACGGATATCCGTATGTGACCCCCACCGCCACTAGGTCAGACTTAGAAAGTCGGAGCGACCAGACCCGTACCGGAGATAACCGAAATGCTCTTCGGGTAGCGCGCAGGCTGGAAGGACATGTAGTTGTACAGCCGCACGAACACGGATAGCTGGTTGGCGTACGTCTGCGGGAAGGCCTCCGCCTTGACGTTGCCCTCCCAAGCCATCAGGTCGGCCATGCGAGCCACGATGATCTGGTCCTGCGTACCACCGACCGTGGTCGGGATGACCGCGTCAACGAACACAGGGAGACCCTGAATCGTGCCGACGTAGCCCTGTGCGGCCACCTCACCCTGGTTACCAACGGCGTTCATCGGCGAGTTGGCCGAAGGGGTGACCAGCGGGCGACCCGTGGTGTCAGACGCCGCAAGCAGGTAGGCCCAGCGACGAGGGTGCATGATGATCGTGTCGGGCGGCAGGAACCGGTTGGTGTGGACGGTCTGAATCGCGTTCGCGATCTGCGAGTACAGAAGCGCGACAGTCGGGGAGGCCTGCGTGTAGGTGATCGCGTTGGTGCCCGACAGCGTCAGAATTCCGGTCGGGCTACCACCGGAACCGGAACCGCTCAGAATCAGGGTGTTGTACTGAGTGGCATACGCCGCAGCAAGGTCAGCAAGGATGACGTCATCCACGTTCAGCGGCGACTGCTCTAGGAGCTGAAGGCTCACAGTCTGGCCACCGGCAATGGTCGTCACGGTGGACGAAATCGACGTAGTGGTCAGGTCGGTCTGCTGAACCGCAGAGTTCTGCGTGGCCTGAACGGCGACAGCGGTGCCGGTGTTCACCTTGGGCACGTTGATCGAGTCAGTGCCCGCAGGGAGCGCGCTGGTCGGGACCAGGTTGCCGGTAATGCGACCCGCGCGAGCCAGGCGGACGAACTCCTTCTCTAGCCACAGGGGAGGAACGAACTCACCACCGGCGCCGTTAACCGTGGTCAGCGCACGCTGCTCGGCCGCACGGCCCTTGTTGTTGCGCTGAAGTCGGTCCATGGCGTCACGGTCGCCGTTCTGGCGCGCATTCCACATGTCACGGAAGTACGACTGGCCGTTCAGCCCGGAACGGTAGATCTCAGGCTCGGAAGTGACAGTGACACCCGAAGCCTTCGGCGCATAGCGCTTGGCCATGTCCGCCGCAGCGTCGTCGGCGCGAACCTGCGCGTCTAGCTCGGAAACCCGCTCGTCGAGCGAACGAATCTCGGCTTCGCCCTTGTCAAACTCGGCGCGCTGCTCGTCGGTCATACCGCCCTCAGCGGAGCGAGCCTCGCCCAGAAGAACATCTAGCTTCGCACGCTCCTCAGAGCGCTGAGCGACCAGACCGGCAATAAGTGCACGCTTGTGCGTAGGCATTTGGGACCTTTCCTAGGTTCGATTCTTTGGGAATCGCCCACCACTTGCGTTAGGTGGTGGCCTAGGTGGTGCCCCTTGTTGCGCGGGGTCCGGCGTAGGCTCCGGCGTAAACCGGGCGGGCAGCGAAGGCACATACGGATATCCGTAGGTGACCGACGCGAGAGTTAGAGATTCAGGGCGCGCAAGCGCGCTTCGTACAGCGAGAGATCCGCAGGGGCGATCACAGGCTCAGGCGGGGCAGGGGAGTCACTGACGGACCGCAGGAGCGCTTCGAGTTGGTCACGTGTGATCGTGCCGTCAGTCAGCGCACTACGCAGCGAGGTAAGCCCCTGAGTGTGCGGGTTGGCCCCGTAGTTCACGATGCTGACGTCACCCTTGTTGAGGTTCACTTCGGTGATGTCGCGCTGCGTCCAGTCCGGTGACCACTCCTGGCGAGTCACGCGGAAGGCAAAGCTCATCTCGTCAAGGTCGCCCCGGTCCATGGCGGAGCGGATATCCCGCACCTGCCCGTTGCCCGGGTCTAGGTCCGCCTCGACGTGCAGGCCCGTGGAGTCTTCCGACAGTCGCATGGTGCCGCTCTTCGTGCGAGCGAGCGTCATGCCGTCATGGTTCAACTTGAACGGGACATCAGCGCCCTCGGCCAACGTCTTACTGAACGCCCCGCGCCGGACAACCTCTGTGTAGTCACCTAGGAAGTCCTGCATGTCATACGGGGTCTCAGTCACAGACGCATAGCCCGTAAAGCGCAACGTGCCGTTGGACTGCTCCCGCAGCTCCATACCCTCGAACGGGCGCCTGCGATCCTCGCGGACATTGCGCCGTGAGTCACGGCTTGAAAAATCGGTCATCAGAGAACAGCTCCCAACGCGTCGGCTTTCTGTGCACTCGGCGAAGCGCCGTTGTCTTTGGTCAGCTTCGGTGCGGATGAATTCAGCGGCGCCGCGATATCGTCGCCACCATCAACCGGCGCGTAATTCTCAAGAGCGCGTATTTCGTTGGTGGTGAGGATTCCGGCCGAACGGGCAGCGGAGTAAACCGCATACCGACCCGCTGTATCAGTGCGCAGAAGTGCGTCAGCATTGAAACGGGCGCTTTGCGGGCGGGGCAGCATGGTCGACCAGGCGTCTTCGAAACGGCCCAGCCACGCGGACAGCGAGTAGGCGAGGAACCCTAGGCCCATCTGCTCAATGCCCGTGCCCCAAGAGGTTGTCTTGTCGACCTGCCCCAGCATGTGTGGCGGGATGCCGAACAGCATGGCAATATCGAGATTCTGCGCAGCGCGCGTGCCGAGGAACTGCGCGTCTTCGGGCGTGACGCTGATTGGCTTCCACTTGGCTCCGCCAGTCAGCACGCCCACCGTGTGGGAATTCTTCAGCCCGCTGTGCGAGGCAGAGAAATTCTCCTTAATGGTGCGCGCGCGATCCTTGTCTAGGTCCGCCTCAATCTCGACGACACCCGTCATGTGGGCGCCCTCACCGAAGAACCGTGCGCCGAACTCTTCAGCGGCAAGGCCTAGGCCGATGGCCTGTCGTGCGTAGCTGATGACGCTTAGGCCCGTGGGAGACTCCGGGAAGCCCATTCCCATGATGTGGACAATGTCGCCAGCGTCGGGCACGGGCTTACGGTCAATCGCGTATTTCCGGCGACCGCTCCCGTCAAACTCACAGTCCACACGATCGGGGTGAACCACCATCAGCCGTGTGGGGCGCCCGTAACTGTCCTTAGACAGCACCAGACAATAGGCGTTCCCGCGCAGCAGCAGCGAAACCATCATCTGAACGAAGCCTTGGCGACGCGTAGGCAGACCGGGCGTAGCACCTCCGCCGAACGGGTCAGCGATGATGACAGGTGGTGGCTCGACGGTCTTCCGCAGCTCACCATCCGCCTTGACGGAATCGAAGGGCAGACCGCTGACAGCATCAGACAGCAGACGAACGCAGGCAGACACGGCAAGTAGCTGCATCGCTGTTTCGTCGTTGACAGGGACGCCAGCGGACGTGTACGCGGCGAGACTGCCGTTACTGGGAATGGACCACGGATCACCGGCGCCAGAGGGCGCATAAAAGCGGGTCTCTCGAATGGCCTTACCGGCTCTACGGGCAAGGCTCACTTGTCCACCACCACAGCGCTAATGACGATAAGCCCTACGCCAGCGAGCGCCAGACCAAGAATCGTGTTGAACGCCCAACCGGCGCCTACCAGACAACCAATGCCAGTGACATCGGCGATTTCGCCTATCAGGCGTCGACTGAACTTCATGTGTCACGTCCTTATAGATCCGCCCAACTGAAGAACTGGGGTTCGGGAATGACTTCCGCCTCTTGGCAGGCTCGTTCCAGCGCCATGACAGCGGAAACGGCAAGGTCGATTTTCCGGGGCGAGCCCTTCGCGTCCTTACTCAGGCGCGAGCCGCGCGAATCGGTCCGCAGGACACAGTTCGAGAGATGGCGCGCTAGGCGCGGGTCGCCGCTGTGAGTCAGCGTCTTATTCATGACGGCTTCGTAATAGCGCTGCGTCGCCGGAACCATGCGCGCGGGGGACTGCGGGAACTCAACGATCGGGAGGCCCTCAGATTCGAGGATCTGATACGTGCGCGCCCAGCGGAACGGGTCACAGACAATCTCGCGAACCTGCCAGCGTCGGCAAGCCTTACGTATCTCGTCCTCAACATCGAAGATGGGGACTGACCAGTCTTGCCCGGCATCCGTAGGCTTTTCCCACGCTGCCACGACGTCAATGTGGGGCTTGTCATCCTCGCCCCGGGGGCAGGTAACCACCACAAGCGCCGTTGAGTCGTTGTTGAACGAGCCGTCAAAGCCTAGGACCACCTCGGTACCCGGCTCGATGCTCTCAGCGTCGCCAGCGCACTCGTCCCAAGCGCCAGCGGGTAGCCAGGCTTGCGCCGTCGACACCCATTGGTTCATCCGCTTGGTTCGGTACTCCGCTTCCGGGGTCCGCAGCACGGAGGAGTGGAAATCCTCTTCGCTCACAATGTCGTTGAAGCCCGGATTCGCTGCTGCCCATACCGCTGGGTCCTTGTGGTCGGCACCTTCCGGCGCCCCCCACCACTCAAAGTAGAAAGCGGGGTCGTTGATCTCGCCCCGAATGATCTTCTCGCCGTACTGGTACATGCCGTAACACAGGCTGTCGCCACCGGAGCTATCCGACTTCACGCCAGCGGTGGTGATGCCCACCATCATGGGTTCTACGCGAGCGCCAGAGGCAAGGCTCATGACGTCCCAGAGTTCACGGGTGGGCTGTGCGTGGACTTCGTCGGCTATCGTCAGATGCGGGTTGAGTCCCTCTTTGGTGAAGGCTTCCGCAGACAGCACGCGGTACACAGACCCGGTTGCCGGTAGCTCAACAGCGTCCCGGTACACCCTGAAAGAGTTCGCCATCTCTGGCGCCATCTCGATCATTTTCTTGGCAGTGCCGAAGACGATTCGCGCTTGTTCCTTGTCAGCGGCGATGGAGTAGACCTCACCACCACGGGGACCGGACACCAGGCCGAAGATAGCCAGCGCGGCACCTACGGCGCTCTTGCCGTTCTTGCGGGGCATGCCCACGAGTGCCTGGCGATGCTTGTAACGGCCGTCAGGGCGCCGTGCGAGCAACCGGCCGAACAGTTGGCACTGCCAGTCCCGGAAGACAAGCAGTTCGCCGCTGGACCCACCGACAGAGTCTTTGGTGATCCGCAGGAAGGATTGCGAGAAGTCGACGAAGTCAGCGCCATCGCCCCGCTTGACATCCGCCTTAGTGACCGGGGTCAGCAGATAGGGGGCACTCATTCGTTCGCCTTACGCCAAGCCTCGCGCGCCTCATACCAAGCCAGGATGCGTGCGCCGTCTTCCTTGCGGTACGCGTCCTCATACTTGGCCATGCCCTCAGCGACAGACGACCAGTCAATGTTCTTGACGGAATCGTGGAAAGCCAGCGCAGGTGACCGAACGATGTGGCTCCAATGGAGGAACCGCGTAAGCCAGCGTGGCACGCCATCACCTCCGGATATCCGTATGTGCTACGCCCCAGCCTTTTTGGCTAGGAAGTCTTCGAATGCGTTTCGGGCTTTCACCTCGGCGAGCCCCATGCGCGTGCGGTCGGTAGGCGTCAGACCCATCGCGCTGAATAGCTTCGCAATCTCGGTTTCGATGGTGCTGAGCATGCCGACGAGCGGGTTGGGATAGGCGTAAGCCTTATCCGTGAAGAGCACCAAATCGCCGCGCGCTAGCTCGGCCTTCATCTGCTCGCGTCGGTCGACCTTTTCGCAGAGCAATTCCAGCGTCGGGCGGTCCGTGTCAGCAAGCCAGGCAGCGCCGGTAACGATCCGTGAGTAAAGCTCAGCGCCGGACGGGCCCAAATGTGCAGGTGCAGCCATGGCGACTGGCGCAGTGTCAAGGACAGTGGCGGGATCAGGCAAAGGGCGGGCGCCAGGATTTCCCAGTTTTCGCTTACGCTCCGTGGGGACGGGCGGACGGCCCACAGCCATGCGCTTTACCCCCTGCCGGACGTGAATTCTGCATTTTTATGCAGTTCTAGAGCGTTTCTGGGCTAGACCCCCGGGGCCCTAATTTCGCAGCGGTGTCCCCAGCCATGGGAGCCGGGTCCCTGGGATGATCTTCGCTGGACTTTGACCCACCCCCCGTCATCGCATACATATGCACTTCGCGGGGCACGACCATGCATGGTTATGCCATCACAGCGGGGCAGGGGAGTGCGGGCATAGCCCTACAGAGAGTCACGCTTGCGGGCATTGCAGCCCCTGCACAGCACACGAAGATTGGCACGGTCGTGCGTGCCACCATGGGCAAGCGGAATGATGTGGTCAATGGTCAGATCGTGGGTCCTGTGATCGGGCACGCCGTAGCCAGGACACCAACCGCCGTGCCTTGCCCTGTGCTCTGTCACCACCTGCTTAGCTACTACTCGGTAGGCACTGGTGTACCCACGCTGGCTAGCACTGCCACGCTGCCGCTCACGCTCTGCCATGTACTTGGCCTGGCATACAGCACAGCGGGAAGGGTTGGTAGTCAGACGCCTGCACACCAGGCAGGGACGCTTAGCCATGGGCCTACTGCCACCCTGCCGGTAGTTCCTGCACAGGCTCAGGCACGGCCACAGGGGCAGGCTCAGGGGTGCACGTGCAGTCAGGCAGGGCAGGGCTAGAAGGACCAGCGCATGCGGCCTGGTGGACTAGGGCGCCTAGATCAGCGGAAATGGCATGTGATCCGCAGGCGTACACAGCGACCGTGGTATTACCGGCGTTCGCGGATTCTCCGCCATGCTCAGCAGGAATCGCCGCTAGCTCAGCATCGCTAGGGCGCCTTACCCAGACGACAAGCGCAGTGCTGCCGCATGCTCCGCAGGCTGGCATTAGCTACGCTCCAATCAGGTTGGCAAGGTCGCCAGGGGCAACATCGCCCGGAATTCGCCCGGGGAAAAGTTCAAAGCCAGCGCGCCGGTAACACTCGTCGACGAACTGGCTACAAATCATGTGGCCGCTATCACGCACAAAGCGTTCTAGCGCAGCAATGCCAAGCAGCCGACGAGCACCAATGGCCACGTAATCCGCAAAGCTGTACGGGGTGCCAATTAGGTACGTCG